GGTGATGCCAATGGCGGCTTTCTCTGCTGCACTAGCAAGGCGTAGCCAGTTGGCTGGGTATTGGATGCCATCATGGACAAAGGCGCGTCCAACAGGCAAGGGGTTGTTGTTAAGCATAAACATTGTTGTTACCTCGCTAATGCGTTCTTGAATGGGTTTTCGGCAAATGCCATGTAGATGTATGTGCCGCCTGATGCGTTTCCGCTAGTTGCGGTAGTTCTCAATTTAAAACCATTAGACAATATATCCATATTATCTACATCAGCCTCAGCATTAGATAGGTTTGGATACAAGAATTTGCCTGAAACATTTTCTGTGTCTCTAGTTGTATCGTGTATATACCAGTTATTTGTAGCATCAGTCCGCTTAATTATCACAAACGCAGGTCTAAACCCCGTGTACACAAACGGCCCGTCAGCACTTCCATTGCCCGTGTACGAACCAAACTTGGAATAGCCCTCGACGTCGGCGAAGCAATACATTACAGACGTAGAACCACTATTGTTTGGGTCGCCAACGCCAAAAGTTACAACCGTTGAAGATGTGTTTGTATTATTCCAGTAGACACTTGTAGTGGCTGCGGCGTTTGTTGCGTTAAGAATTAGTCCTTTTGTACCGCCCAAAGCAGAATGATAAACATACCAGTTTGTTGCGTTGTTTCTGCTTTTTGCTATAACCATACTTGGAGCCACGCCCAATCCATGACCAACAGTCGCGCCAGCGGTTCCATTGCCAGTAAATGTTGCCACGCTAAACCCAGCCGTAGTGTTGGCGCTGACAGTTGACGTTATGCTGCCGTCGGTGTTGCTTACGCCGCTGCCGTTGGCTTTCCAGTTCCATGCGACATAAGTACCGCTTGAGTTGTTCATATTGATTGATGCGTTTGGCAGGTCAAAACCGTCGCTTGATGAGAAGTCAAAATACAATGAGTAGTCTGATTCATCGCCAGTTTCATTTGGTACTAAAACATTTGAACCTCTCAACACATCAAATGCTTGGTGATTATTAGCCGCATTTCTGCGCTTAATCCAAGTGAAGTCCGGGATAAAACCAACAGGAATACTTAGGCTAGAACCCGTGCCAGAATAAGTCACCGTATTGAAATACTCACCCCCATCCACAACAGTCGAGTCAGGCAGGTTGTATGTGTTCAGACTCTTAAAGCCTGTCGGTGGGGTGTAGGCAAAGGGTCGTTGACCGAAGTTCATCGCAACTACATCAGATGTGTTGTAAGCCCAGCCACCAAAGAAGAAAGCGTCAGCAGTCAATCCTGTATAAAGTGGATTTGCGCCAGTTGTAGGGTTTCCACTATTTGCCCATGTGCCATTTTTACCCATCCAAAAACTACCAGTGTCTACGTCAAACGCATACATTACCAAATCACCAAGTGCTAGTGCGCCGGTTGATAAGGCAATTGTTGTGTTGTTAAAATAGGCACTCCCTGTTGCGTGGTAAACCCATGAATAAAGGTCTGAGCCAGCAGCGCCACTAAGTGGACTGTTTGACTTGACAAGTGATGCACCAGTTCTACCAGCAGTGCCTTGAGAAACAAGCACCCACTCCATATACCATTTGCCACTAGACATTCCAAACGTGTTGCGAATTTGCTGATACGCCCCGCCGCTTGTGCTAATCAATTTTAGGTTTGCTTCAGATGTACCAATTGTTGATGAATACTTATCAAGCGGATTCAACGTAGCATAGTTCGCCGCATCCTCACTCGTCAGCGTCGGCACATCGGTCATGGAGTCGTATGTCACCCCGCTGGTCAAACTGATGTTGTTAGCCGTCCAGTTGTTGCCGTTGCCGCTGGTGTCATAGCCCAGCGTGGTCGTGCTGGTGTTGTCGCTGAAGTTCAGATAGAACCCGTTCGTGCCATACGTCCCGGTGTACTTGATTGGTTGCCATACCCCGGTGTCCTCGTTGTATTCACCGAAGTAGGTGGGATCTAGGGCTTGACCGTCGATGAAGTTGACTTCGGTCATGTAGCCGTCGAGTGAGACATAGCCGCCCCCAAGTAGATGCTGGCTTGTTGTGTTGAAGTTCGTAGTGTCAGCGTTTTGTGTTGGGTATGTAGCAGTCCCAAGCGCAGTGACTTGCACACCATTGACATACAGCTTTGCTCTGTTTGAGGCAGTGGCTTGAGTTGTATCAACTGAAGCAACAATGTGATACCACGCAGAAGGGTCACGAAATACTTGACTTGTGACAAGCCAAATCTGATTTCCACCATTTGTGCCAAGCTGAAGTGCATCAGCATTAGTAAACCCTATCTCATCACCACCACCAGCAGCATTGTTACAAGCAAACAGCGCACTATATACACCAAGACTTCCACGCTTTACCCACCCACTCCAAGTCCAAGTCTTGCGGTTGCCAGCAGACGCAGGTGTCCGACTCAAATAAGCAGACGCACTAGACCGAAAGCGCAAGCTGCGGTCGATGGTGTAGCCGCCGCTTGCTCCAAAGCCAACAGGTAGGACGGCCATTACGCAAAGCTCCGCGACACCATGATGTAAGCATTGGTGCCGTTGTCAAAGTAGCTCAACACATACACGCCAGCCGTGCTGATTGTGGTCAGGTCAGCAGCGTTAATCTTGGTCGTGGCCGCAGCCGTGATTGCATACCCGCTGGAATTGTCCAGCAATACAAAGCCTGACTGGCCAGCCGTGTGGTTGGTAAACGTCAGCGTACCGCCAGCCGTTGGTGTGCATGAAAAGTTGTTGGTTGCCGACAGGTCAAACGACAGGTCGTTGTCGCTGGTCACAGTACCGCGCTGGCTGGCCGTGAACGTCTGAGCCGTGTCGGTCTTGGCGGTGTCGGCGTCATAGGCTTGGACGTCTGTACCAATTGTCAGACCTAAACTAGCCCTGGCGGTTGAGCCGCTCTCGGCAACCCAGTTGGTGCCGTCGCCCACAATGATGTTGCCGTCAGTGACAGCCAAGCCAGCAATGTCGGCCAGACCTGCGTCATACGCCTGCACGTCCGATCCAATGGCAACGCCAAGGCTGGTGCGGGCCGCAGATGCGCTTGAGGCGCCCGTTCCGCCGTTAGCAACGGCCAAATCACCGCTGGCAGAAAACAGACCGTCAATAATGTCTAGGTCTGCGTTGAGTTTGGTGCCCCATGTGTCGGTCGATGCGCCGACCTCGGGTTTGGTCAAACTTAAATTGGTTGTACTCGTATCAGCCATTGATTACCTCACGCGGCTATTTCCCAAGCCTCTGAATTATCTGCAATCGGAGTCCAGTTTTCGGATTCGTCTGCAATCGAAGTCCAGTCCTCTGAATTGTCTGCAATCGGATTCCATGTCTCAGGCGTGTCGGCAATCGCGCTCCACGTCTCGGCGGTGTCCGATTCCTGTTCCCATTTTAGACGCCCATCTGCGGTCATGGTAGACCTTGCGCGCACCAAAAAACTAAACGGCATCACGCTGTTTGCAAACACGCTCGCCGAGGATGTTGACACAAAAGTCAAGTCTACAGAAAAAACCACCACCGAGCCGACGGCCATGGTCATGTCTGATGCAATGGTCATCGGTGCAAAAGCGACCCTTATGGCGTCAACAGACATCAAGGTCGAGCTATTGACGTCAATATCAGCACCGACAATAACCTGCCCGGACACAGCAACTGATGTAGAACCTGAGACAGACGCCTCACCAACGGCGTACCGCAGGCCGCTGATGCTGGCAGAGGTCGTGCTTGTAATATCTGCTGCGGCGTCAACCACTACATCACCACTAGCGTTTACGCTAGTGGTTGAGGCAACGGCAAATGCGCCTCTTTTGACTGGATTGGCGGCAACAGATACCGAGCTGCTTGAGTCTATGTCGGCAGCCCCAATCGCGTACCTCAGCCCACTAATTGATACAGAAGTAGCGGGCGTAACAGATACTGCCGCGTTAACTATTATCCTGCCATTGACAGATAAAGTTGATGCGCTAGATAAGTTTGCGGCCCCAACAGCAACGCGGGAACCAGTAATGCTGACAAAGGTGCTTGACGCAACATCAAAAGCGCCTAGCTTGACAGCATTGCCACTGACCGAGACGTTAGTTCCACTTGATACGCTAAACGACCCGATAACGTAACGCAGACCGGCTATTGATGCGCTAGTTGCTGAAGATACAGCAAACGAACCATCAACAACACGAACACCAGATGCCGATACGTTAGAAGCGCTTGATATAGAAAATGCGCCAACAGCGTACCGTAAGCCGCTGACCGCAACAGTTGACTGTGCGTCGCAACTGATTCCCCCCACCTTGACAACATCGCCAGATATTCCAACAGAAGTGCCGCTAGATATCGAGAGGGAGGCATTAACAATGATTGCGCCAGCAGCTGTCATGCTGCTGGCGCAAACGATGCTGACTTCCCCCGTGGTTATGCCATAAGAGTAGTTCCCGACGCCATATGCGCCGGAACCATAGTCGCTAATTTCAGAGGCAAAGTCCCCGCTACCGTAGTCGCCGGAACCGTAGTTGGCCATCTTATGTCAGGGTAATAGTCAGGCTCGATGCCGGGATTCGGAAAATATCACCGTCATTGATGGTGCGGCTGGTGGTCAGAGCTGCCCAAGCAAGCATATTCCCTCCAGTTGAAGCATCAAACACAGCTGCGTGCGTAATGGTGCCCCAGTTGCCGCCACTTGCTGCCGCAAACTCAATCGCAGCCGAGTTGGTTGCGGTTGTCGCCGTGCCACTGACACTAATCGTGCCCGTTGCTTTACGTGCGTAACCGTTACCGCTGACCTCGGTGCCGCCGCCGGTGTCGGACGGAGCAGCCGTGAACAGGCCAACGTACCAAGCCGTAGGACGGGTGGCGCTGTCGGTAGTGAATAGCCAAGTGAGGACTAAATCCTCTGCGTAGTCAGAAAATGATGACATTACTTATCCCCCAAAAGGTTTTGCCCTTACTTTTAACGTCCCGCCGGATGTTGCCGCCCGGTCGTCAGACACCTGCACCGCCTCAACCCCAGCGGCATACAAGCCCGACCAAACATTGATACGGGCATCATCCTGCAAGTACGGCGCGGCTTGGATCAAGGCTCCGTACAGGTATACGTCAGGCGAGCTGGTCAGCAGCCAGTTTGTCGTGTTTGAGTCCGACAACTTGGACAGCTGCGCGTAGTAAATCAACTCGCCTGTGTAGTTGCTGTCAGGCGTCGGGTGGACGCGAAACTGACCACCCACCACGCTGAAATACTTGGGCTTGCCTGTCGCCGTGTTCAGCGAGTCCAAACTGTCCATCTCATCGACGGTCACAAACTGCAGCGGCTGGGGCGGCGTCGTGCTGGTGAGCTTAAACGACTTGACCTCAAGAAAGTCGCCTGGCACGGCGCCGTACTTGCTGTCAATCGTCGCGGTCGCCCGGACAATCATTTGCCGGGTGCGCAGCACGCGCTCCATCTGAGCCTCCGCCAGCGAGACAAACGTCGGGATGACCGACGTCAGGTCGCTGCGGTTGAGCCAGTCACCAATGGATGACTTCAGCTCGCTGTAGTTTGTGATCGCCATTTACACCACTCCAGGGCGGGTGCGAAAGTACCGATTGTCAGGGTCGTTGAGCCACTTTTTCAAGGCTACCTGGTCGTCCAGGATGCCCTTGGCCTTCAGGTCGTAGTACAGGCTCATCGGGATCGACGCCACGCGGTGCATATCGCCCTTCCAGCCTGCGCGCTCGTCTACCTGGTTGAACGAACCCTTATTGGCCTCCAGCACGTCGTCAACGACTTGGGTCGTCTGCAACGTGACCGAGCCGTCGTCGTGCTCATGCCAGTACTGCTTGATGCCAGCCTCGGCATTTTCTGAAATCAGTCTTTTTTCCATGTAAGTAGGGGCTGGGTTATTAGCCCAGCCCCATCACCTTAGGAGGTGGTCAGGTCAGCGGCAATGCCGTGTGCTTTCTCGGTGTGGATGCGTAAGCCCCACTCGGTCAGCATCAGGCGCTTGTCAGCGTCGCCGGTCTTGGCCATGTCCATGGTCTGCATCGGACGCAGGTAGTCGATCGATGCGTACTCAGGATCAAGCACCAAGGCGTCGCGTGCGCGGACAAAGCGGTTAGCCACCACGCTCACGTTGCCAAAGTCGCTGACGTAGATGTCAGCGGCACCAATGATGGTGCTGGGCTTGTTGCCGGTCACGTTGAAGCGCTGGCCAGCGATGCCGGTGAACGCCGAAACAGCTTGCTTGTTGAAGCTGCCAACCATCAGCACCTTGGGCGTGCCACCCTCAGTCCACACCTGCTGGATCACATCCTTGAGGATGGTCTCGCTGAAAGCACGCTGGGTGCCGTCGGTGCGGGTGTCGGTGGGAACCGTGCTGTAGGTGGGGTCAGCGCCGCCAGTACCAAAGTTGGTGTTGGTTTTCAAGAAAGCCTGCACCGAGGCGGTCGTGCGAGCGGTCGTGCTGTCACCAGCAACGGCAGCTTGACCGTTCAAGCAGGAAAACTCGATGTCGCGCTTCAGCTCCGAACCCTTCTTGGCGATCTGATAAGCCAATTCCGAGCGACGACCAGCCTTGTTCACCTTCTCCTCAGTGCCCGAGATGATGACCGACTTGCGGCTGATCTGAGCATAGTTCTGCAGGCGAACCGTGGCGGTCACGGCGTCGTAGCTGGTCTCATCACCTTCGATCTGAGCGTTGGCAGCAGCAGCGGCCAAGGCGTCAGTTTGCCAATCAAAGTTGGTGTTAGACAGCGTGCCCTTGCCAATGTTGTTGACAAAAGGCGTCTCCTCGGGGGAGATGTTGTAGATCACATTGGACAAGTCCTCGCGGATGCCCTTTGCGCTGTAGGTCAAAAAGGTATTGCTTGCAATAGCCATAATTAAAACTCCAAGTCAAAGAAACTTCTCAATCAAACTGGCCGCGTCCTTGACGTTGCCAGACCGTTGTAGACGCTGCTGCGACTGCTTAACTGCGCTCGCCTGAACCTTGCCTTTTTGGGCCTGACCAGGCTTGACTGACTTGGGAGACTTTTGCACCGGCTTGATCTGCTGTCTCTTGCCCACCATCTGGTTGTACTCTGCCAACCTATGGAGCGCTAAAAACACGCGATGGTCGCCAATGTTGTTTATCTCCTGCTCAGTCAATCCCACCGACTTACCTGCCTCAATCCAAGAAGCGTATGCCGCCTGCGCCCGCTTGTGGTCACGCAGCTCCGGTATCTTCTCAATCAACAAGTCGCGTTGGTTCTCTAGTTGCCCTCGCAACACCTGCTGCTGCTCTTGTGCCTGAATTTGCGCCAGTCGTTGCTGCTCGGCCTGGATGGCCTGCATCTTCTCCTGCCGCTCTCTGTGCACTTCCTTTTGCCGCATCCACTCGATTGGGTCTGTGTCGTACAGCTTTTCCATATCGACCTGCGGCTCAGTAGCCTGCTGCAGTTGCTGTTGCAATGCGCCTAGAAGTTGCGCGTACTGCTGTCGCTCTTGCCTCACATTCTGCAGCTCTGCCTGTGTCTCTTTGCGCACTTGGGCTAGTTCCTGCGTCTTGCGGGTGTAGTCTGCCGTCCTGCTGTAGCCTTTTTGCAGCTCGTCTAAGGTAACCTCAACTTCATTGCCGTCAACCTTGACGGTGAATTTCTGTTCCTCGACTTCCTGCTCATCTTCAGCTTCGTCGTCAGACTCATCGGAATCTGTCTCGTCGTCGTCCGCTGCGTCCTCCTCCGCAGACAACTCCTCCTCAAACTCCTGTTCGGACTCCACCTCATCGGTATCATCCTGCTGCGCCTCAAGTTCCTGTTGTTCCCCGTCGCCGGACAACATCGACTCAATGGCCTCGCCAGCCTGTTCGGCTGTCATAAACCCTGGGACACTTGCTTGCGCTGTGGTGTCATTGCTCATAGTTTAACCCTCAATTAGATTGATTTGTCACGCTCCAACTGCTTGCTTGCGATCTTGGCGCTGTCCACAAACGACTGGAGCTGGTCTTTGAAGTCCTGCAGGACAGACATATTTGCATACGCCCTGTCCCTTTTGACAACATCGTCAATTTTGCTCGTTTTCCAGTCGTTTGTGTAACGCTCCTCTAAAGCCGCAAAGGCTGCGGCCATGGTCTCGTCCTCAAGAATCTCAAGCGCCTTTTTGCCGCGCTGCACCTTTTGGCGCAAATCTGCCATGTCACATTACCTGCTGGTTGTATTGGGGTGACTGCTGCATCGCGGTCTGTGCGATAGCAGCCTGCTGCCGGATGGCCTCGCGGTCTTTCTCCATCATCTCGTGGATGTGGGCGATGTTGACCTGCGTGCCGTACTTTGCCTCGATCTCCGCCGCACGCAGCATGGCGTCGGACTCGATGCGGTCGCGCTCGCGGTCGTCGGCGCGCAGCATCTTCTCGCGGTCGAGCTGTAGCTCGGCAGCTTTCTTTTGGATGTCGGCCTGAATCGACTGCGCCTGCACCATCGCCAGCACCTCCTCGGGCGACGGCTTTTGCTGGGGCTGTGGCGGCTGGTAGTCCGCAGGTATGGCGTTGAAAAACTGGCTACTGTCCTTGAACCCAGCCATCTCGACCATACGGCGCAGGGTGTTGCTGTACTGGGCCGGAGTCACCAGCGGATTGACCGCCCCCAGCTGCTGCAGCGCCTGCTCCTGCTTGGCGCTGATCATCATCAGCATCTGCATCTTCTGCTCGACGTCGCCGGTGCCCAGCGCCACGTTGACGGTGACGTCCATGTTGGCGTCCCATGCGCGCGGATCGACGGCCACCCACTGGTTGCGCAGGCGAACCATGCGCGCCTTGTCCTGGTGCGTGGTCATCAGGAACAGCAGGTTCTTGAACAGCTTCTTCATGCCGTGCGCCAGGATGCGCGTGGTCAGCTCCAGACGGCTCTGGCTGGCGCTGACTGTAGCGGCCACAGCGGCCTTGGTGCTGCTCTGCAGCGCGTCAGCGTTCAACCCCATCGCGGCCTTGCTCATGCCGGTGCGGTTTTCTTTCATCTGCTCAACGTAGTCGAGCATCGGGAACGCCGCCTGCCCAACAAACGGCTGCGCAAGTGGCTGCACCATACCCGGCGCACGCATACGCACAATGGCCCCGGTCTCGTTGTTGAGCACGTCGTCCATGTTGACCTGACCCTCGACCACCGCCGTGCGCGGGTGGATCGACTGCGCCAGGCTGTCGAGCGTATTACGCAGGATGTCGCTCTTGATCTCCTGCAGGTCTTTGGTGTAGTCAAAGATGCTGTTTGCCTCGACCGGCGAGGTATGCGGCTCAGGGTCGCACGGGAAGTCAGCGAACGGGACAAAGTCGGCAGGCTCGTTGTTGACAATGTTGTACCCGTCGCCCATCGAGCATATCTTGCGCAACTCGGCAATACCGTCGCCGTCGTAGTCGATCTTGATCCAGCTCTCGATGTACAGCACCCGCTGCATAGCCGGGTTGTTGCTCTCGTTGGCCATGCCAATCGTCGTCGTGACAGGCCGACGTGCCAGGTACTCGTCGTTGTTCTCTAGGTCGCTGCTGGTGATGTACTGCTTGACCTCCTCAGCGTCGTAGCCCATCTCCACCAGCTCGGATACGGTGGCCATCTTGCGGTGCGCAATGATGCTCGCGTCCTCCAGCTTGGTCGCGTTGCGGTCGATCAGGAACTCCTCTGGCGGCACGCCCTCAACCACAATGCGCCCGTCCTTGGTGATGCGCTTGATCTCGACGTCAAAGAGCTGCGGCATCTGCGGCATGACCGGGTTGCCCATCTCGTCAACCGCAGGCATACCAGTCATCGGGTCAACCTGTGGCTGCAGCATCTCCGGCGAGATGTTGGGGTCGTCGTACTGCGTAATGACGGTCACGATCGCGCCTGCTTCGCTCTGAAGCACCATCAGCGTCTGCTCGTCCAGCCCGGTGTAGTTCTCGACGCGCACCTTGGTGCGATCCTCCCACCAGGTCTTGACGATCCCGCACTTGCGCACCAGCGCGTCCTTAAACGTGCTGTACATGACCATAAAGCCGTCGTTGTCCTGCTGCAGCACGTAATTGGCGTAGTCGGTCGCCTGCTCGGCGTTGGCTACGTCCTCCGGCCCGCGCGGCACGTACTCGACGATCTTCTCGCTGCTGAACATGGTGCGCATGATGCTGGGCAGCATGGCGTTGACCGTGTCGCGCACCTCGGTGGCCACGACGTGGCTCTGCCCCTCCTCCTCGTTGCCAAACGGGTCGCCACGGTAGTAATCGGTCGCCTGCGCCCGGAAAGGACTCAGGTCGCTGTCGATGTAGCTGATCGCGTCCTCGATCTCCGCCCCGACAATGCTCTGCAGCTCCTCGTCGTCCATCGGCTGCTCGCCATTCATCTCGGCGACCTCGCGCTGCATTTCCTCGGCCATGCCGATAGGCGTGTTCTCGTAAGACTCGTTTTCGTATTCTTCGCTCATTTCTTGCCCTTTTTCATACGCTGCGCTTCAGACAGCGCAATAGCAATAGCCTGCTTGGGGTTGGTCACCTTCTGACCGCTGCTGGATTTCAACTTGCCACCCTTGTACTCGCGCATGACTTTTGCCACCTTGCGTGCAGGTTTTGTTTTCATCCTAGAACCCCGTGTTGCTGATCAAAACAATCGTCAACGTAGCGCTTACCGCGTTGTTGGCGCCGCTGCTTACGGCGCGCGTTTCAATGTCAGACTTCTCGGTCACCGCGATTGGCACGCCAAAGTCAAAGTCAATGAACCCGTTGCTTAACGTCACCTTTGACGCCGTTCGCATGACACCGCCAAACGTCCTGACCTTGAGCCGCGCCGTTACGTATTGGTTGACGTTTGTGGTGCCAACCGACACCGTGCCCTTGTACAGGTACGCCGTGTAGCCAGCCGGTACCGTGTACACAGTCATCAGCGTCTGCTGGTCGCTGACCGAAATTTGCGCATACGTCGTGCCGCCGCTGGCGATGGTCACAACCCCGGTGGACTCGGTGCTACCGCTGACATACGCGCGGTACACCCGGCGCAGCGCTGTGGCCAGCGTGGCCGTTCCGGCCCCCGCCAGCGTCACGGTCTGCGTGACCTCGTCCCAGTTGGTGTCAAGCCCAATGACAGTTATCTCGACGCCGTTGTCGGTCGCGCCAGCTGCGCTGGTCACGGTCATGGTCAACGCTGATGCCGGGTACGTGTATATCCCGCCCGCGTCCCATACCGTCTCCTCGGTGCCGTTGACGTCTAGGTTGAACCCAAACTTAAACACCGACGTGTGCCGCTGAATCTGCCCGCGAGCCAGCTGCAGTTCAAACGGCTCGTACGTGTCCTGCAGCGTAATACTTGGCGCAAATGATGACATCAGCCCCTCCAAATGGGTTTAGGGCTAATTGTTACACCTTTACGCTAGGCGTGGCACATTCCTGCGCAGCGGCTTAGACCAGCTCCCGGATGCGCTCGACCCGTACAGACCGACCGCCGCGTCGCCAGCAAACGTCAGCACAAACGCGTCCGCCACGTCCGGCGACTTCAGCCCTCTCCGCCTGATGTCGTCCTTGCTCTCGATCTGCAACTTGCCATTGGAGGCAAATTTATACCGCACCGTGGCCAGTTCGTTGACCAATCGCTCATCCTTTGGCAAACGGCAGTCCCTGCGCTCTAGCCACGCCTTGGCTCGACCCCATAGTTCTGCCCGCAGGTTGCGGTAGTTGGACAACATCGCCGCCGACTCAGAGACGTTAATCCCTCGTGCCGGTAGCCCCAGCTCGCGCAGTCGGTCAACGACCCCTGCCCCGAGTCCGATTGAGTCTACCAATATTTCGCTCGGCTTCGTTTCGTAAGCCGCAGCCTCGTACTCCGCGACCACGGCGCCCGTGAGCTGCATCAAGTCCAGGTTGCGCCAAACCCGCACCGGCTCTGTCACCGCGTTGCCCTGGCGCTTGGCGAGCGCAGAGCAGTCCGACCCGAACCGAGCCACGTCCAAGCCCCAAATGGTTTCGGCAAACTGGCTCGGCTCGACGTCCCGGTTGCGCGCAGACTCCAGCAGCTCCATGGCGATCATGGTGTCGTCGTCAGACCTGGGGAACTCGCCCAGCACCCGGATGCGAAACGCGTTGCTGTCCTCGCCGTAGCGGCTCATCATCTCCTGGACGTACTCGTCCGAGACCCGTGGCGAATCAACGCACGACACCCTAAAGGTCGTCCACTCCTCGCTCAACCTGTTGTGCGTGTCAAAGAAAAACCCGCTCGACCGCGTCGGGTTGCCCAGCAGCAACGTCACCGCGCTGTGCCCTGACATCGAACCAGCTGCAGCCTCAAACACCGCCTCCGGCACGCCAGACGCCTCGTCCGCGACCAGCATGACGTGGTCGCTGTGGACACCCTGCAGCGCCTCGGGCTGCTCCGCCCTTGAGGTACGAGCCGATATAAACATCTCGTCCGGGGCGCTGTTGAACGCGATCCTGTCCTGCTTGACCAGCAGCAGCTCCTGCAGCGGCTTGGGCATGACGTTGACCCAGCGCTTCAGCTCGGCAAACAACGCGTCAAACAGCTGCGCAGACGTCGGCGCCGTGACCACGATCTTGACCGGCGAGCGCGTCATGAAAAACCACAGCATCGCCCAGCTGCTCGCCGTTGACTTGCCCACCCCGTGGCCAGACCTGACCGAGATGCGCCGGTCGCCCCTGGCAATGGCCGTCAAAAACTTGACCTGCCACGGGTCGGGGTCAACCCCCAGCACCTCCTGCACAAACACCACGGGGTCGTGCCGGTAACGGGCGACCCACTCAGCAAACACGTTAGGCTT